TTACGCCCCTCCTGAAATAATGAGTTCCTTGACCGCCTTTCCTTTTCCGCCAGACGCAGTGTAGGTCAGGTCGACGCTTATGATATCGAACGCCGCAAAGATTGATCGGATTTCGGGAACATCATTGATCGAGAGAATGAAACGCCCCTTGATCCGGCCAAGGCGCTCGGCCATCACCTCGTACTGATCGCGCCTAAACAGTTCTTTGCCATAATAATCCTCACTGCCCCAATACGGCGGATCGAGGTAGAACAGCGTCTCAAGCCGATCATATCGATCAATGAAATCCTGCCAGTCTAGGTTTTCAATCACCACCGAAGAGAGGCGTTCGTGTACGTCCTGAAGGAGCGGCGCGAGGCTCGTCAGATTAAAGCGCGCACCCCTTGTTTGATCGACGCCGAAAGACCGGCCAGCAACTTTCCCGCCAAAGGTCAGCCGCTGGAGATAAAGAAAGCGGGCAGCGCGCTCCAGATCGGTGAGCGTCGTCGGGTCACTAACCTTCAGCCGTTCGAATTCGCGACGACTGGAAATCTGGAACCGTAGCGTATCCATGAACTGAGGATAATGCCGCTGAAGAATGTGGAACAAGTTCACGACATCGCCGGATCGGTCGTTAATCACCTCGGCCCGAGGCGTGACTGTACGTCGGAAGAATACACCGCCCATGCCAACAAAGGGTTCGGCATAAAGCCCGTGGGGAACCTTCGAGATGCGTTCGCCGAGCTGGCGAGCCAACTGGCGCTTGCCTCCGATATAGGCGGCAGGAGGCGAAACAGGATCAACGGCGGTGAAGTTCGATTGAATGTTCATATGTACCAATTTCCAAGAATCAGTCACAAGCCGGAGGCCCTTCGGGGCACGGATGCGACGGTTATCTCGAAAGGCTGTCGGGCGGGGTTACATCTTGCCGGATTGACCCGCCGCCACGAATTGACGTGGCCGTCCCTACTTGCCGGAGGCGCGTACGCCTCCAGCCGGTTCATTCGCTTAGCCGCTCAAAGCGACCGTCGAGAAACTCATCAGCGTATCGCGCCCAGATGCTCCCGTCGTTTTCAGCCTGATATACAATGATAGTTCCGTAACGGGACGTATCGTCGGACATCTGAACAGTAAGCGGCAGCTTCATGGTGAAGGTTGCTTCGATGCTGGCCTGTGGCTTGTGGGGGGCAATGAGTACGTAGGTATTGCGCGGGTCTGACCACATCCAGAGAAAGGCGGCATCGCCATCTTTGCAGCGCGACGCCAAATCTTCTATCGACATATAAAAGACCCGGTAGCTCGTGCCGCGCTTCTTGTGACGCCATCTCGTTCCCAACAATTCCTGTTCCATTGTTCTTTTCCTTCCAGAGGCTTCAGGCGAATGCCGCGTCGATCTGCTCGATGGTTGAAATAGTTCCCGCCTCGATCTCGGCGACAACCCGCGCCTCGATGGCAAAGCTTTCTCGAATGTAGAGACGCACTGCGGCGGCGAGACTGTCCATCTGTGCATTCGTCAACGGGCGAAACTCGCCGTCGGCAAACTTCCATGGATCACCGTCAAGACGCTCGCCCTTTTCGATTGCGAGGGCTTCAGAGGTGATTTTATTCTGGCTTTCGCGGTCGGTAAGCACCGGCCATCCGTTCCAGATCGTTCCGCCAACTTCCGTTTCCCAACGCTTCTGTGCGGCATAGGCGGCAAGATCGACGATAGGCGGCGGCGGCGTGAATTCGATCACCTTGCCATTCACCAGACGGCGCAGCCCTTGGAAAGTCAGCAGCTCTTCATGCTGTGACTTAGTGATCTCTATTGCCCCTGCCGGAACTTCATAATCGTGAAACGATGTGTCGAAGAACGCTGAGGGGAAGCCATGTGGGTCAATCTGAGCGTAAATGGTCATTCTAGTTTCCCCATGCGATCCAGTTGAAGGATACAGGAGCCAGTGCCACAGCACCGCCATTGACGATTGAGTGGCCCGTTCCATAGAAGCTACCGCGATCTTGAACCGTTGCAGCAATCGCATAAGCGTAATTGCCCCCCGGATTCTCCCTGATTGTCGGCAAAACTCCCAAGCATGCTGTTGGAAAAGCTGACGGAAAAGGGATGCCACCAAAACCCGCCTGGGGAAGTGTATTGTTCCCACGCATCAGAATTGTTCCATCCGGGAACTTGATTGCCGAGCTAGTCGAGCTTCCGCCGATGGCCTGCCAGACCTGAGCGCCAGTTGTCTTGCTAAGTAATATCCGTGCGAGTGCGGTAAAATCGGCCAAAGCGGCAGTAGATTCACTATCGAAATATGGGAGCTTGTTCGCCGCTGCAACTCCGGCCAACTTCAAAAGGACCCGAGCCGCATCTGTAAAATCTGCCAGCCCAGCGCTGTCATTGCCGTCGAAGTATGGCAACTTGTTCTCGGCAGCAGCTCCAGCCAGCTTCAACAGAACGAGAGCCGCAACTGAGATATCCGATTGGTCGAGCTGATTATTTGCATCCGTGACCAGAACCTTGCTCTTGCCTAAAGTCATCGCGGCAAGGGCGTCCAGATTTCCACCGGCGACGGCCTCAAGAACGCCCGGCGCAAGAAAGCGGAGATAGTCGCCTTCAGCGCCCTGAAGTTCCCCCAGCGAGAAGAGGTTGCCGCCGCCAAGCATCTTGAAGAGTGTTGCAGCCATGCCGGTATAGCGGGAAGTTTCGCTCTGGTAGCGAATGCGCAATGGCTGATCGACGCCAGCCGCTGCGGCCGGACAAGGATAGGCAAGCTTGCCTGCATTTTCGCCGGTGATTTCGGCAATCGGGAGCGTCAGGCCGCTGGCGGTAATGATCGTGTCACCGGGCTGGATTTCGGCCGTCACAAGCAGGCTGTCGGTTGTGGTGAAATCCACCGTATCCGCTTCCAGCGTCAGGGTGCCAATCGTCCAGTCAGGGAGATATCTGCCTTGGGACGCCATATCACTTCTCCTTGTTGAGCTTCGGCGTTGCAATCGCCGTGGCACTTGCGACCGGCGTTTTCACCGTGATCCCGCGCGCTGCTTCCAGATCGCGCATAAGCTGGTCGCGATCCTTGTTCATGCGGGCGATCTCCTCCTTGTGCTTCGTTTCGGCCGCTTCCCTGTCCTTCGCCGCCTGTTCAAGTGCGCCCTGCAGCTGGACGATCTCGTTGGCAAGGATGATGTTGCGGTTCTCATAATAGGCGTTCAGGTTCTCAGCCTCGCGCATGGCCGCAACCGGCGAAATCCGGATACGGCCCTGCATTTCTGCGGCTTCAGGGGCTTGTGCAGCTTCCTGCTGTGGCTGGTCGGTCATAGCGTTACCTCATTGGCGATGCGTTCAAGGATTGTCTCGATTTCGCGGGCGGTCTTCGCGCGATCGATCTCGGCCTGAAGTGTCTGGCGTTCGCTTTCAACCGACGCCAAAGCGGCCTGCATGTCGTGGTTTTTCCGGATGACGGTCTCGGCTTCGGCGGCACCGGCGATCAGAGGGGAACCGTCACCATTAAGAACGGCGAGCGCTGCGGCGTATTTCACTGCGTAAAGCGTGGCCTTCGGACCAAGCGCGGCTTCAATACGAGCAGCAAACAGCTGGTCGAGCTGCTCGCGCGCCGCCTGCCGTTCCCGCGCCATGTCTTTTGTCAAAGCGATCTTCATAGCGCCTTCACCTCCGCTTCAAACGGCAGCAAGGGCCATGTGTCGATGGAAATCCGATAGGTGCCGGGATGGTCAGTTGTGAACTCCAGCGATCCGCCAGAAATCTCATAGATGTAACCGTCGATCCTAACGTGAGCGCCTTCCGGGATGCCGGTGATTGTGGCGCTGTCGATGCCATCGGCCTTGATCTCCGTGGAGGAAATGCTTGCAATCGGCCGAATTGAGAGACTGCCATCGACAATATAATAGCTGGCGGCGATGTCGGCCCCGTCGATCTCCGTATCGATCACCAGATACCGCAGGCCCTGCGAAAGCAGATTGGCCGTGTATGCCTCGACATCAGCGTGTTCGGAAATCCAGCGAATTTGACTGTCCTGATAGACGATAATCATGATGCCTCGTTTCTGGTGATGACGTAGTAGGCGCTCGGCACGTCCGAGAGGACGAAGCGGGAAAAGACAAACAGCGCTGTCGTGGTGGAGTACCAAAAGAAATACGGCTCCCGGAAAACGGTCGAGCCTTGCAGCCCAAGTTCCATGGAGCTGGCGATCCAGCGGCGTTCCGGGTTCGGGGTGCTGTTAAAGTAGCAGTAGCAAAGTGGCGGACTGGCGAAGGGCGAGGCAAAGTTCACCACGCCGCGCTTATAATGATCAGTAATGCGGTCGGGATAGGAATAGTCGGCCAGAGCCACCGTTCCGCGATCATAGATCGGTTGCTGCGCACCGGCTGGCGAGAACGACAAGGCGCTGCCGCCTTCCTCGATCTGGCGTCCCGGTTTGGCGATGAACACGCCATCCTTGCTGATACGGGCCTTCGTCATCACGGCCTCATCGTGATGATCTGCGCGCCGCGCAGGAATGTCGGAATGGGAAACTCGACCGTCAGCTGATTGGTCGAGACGTAATAGAAGAAGTGGTTCTGGCTATTGTTGGCATCCCCTCCGGACGCGGCGTAATAGGCGCGAGCTGGAAAGGCCCGGTTGTCCTCGCCTGAATAGCGGCCGTAGGCGTAGGTGCGCGGAACAAAACCATTGTCGATGAGCGAGACCGTGACAACGTTCTGGCCGACGACGAACGGGACATAGATCGACTGGATGATTTGCGGATAGATGAAACGCTCATCCAGAAGCAGCTGGCCGGGACCGGCCGTATCGACATCGACGTTTGGTGCCGAGATACGGAAAATGCCCGCGCCAAGATTGAAGTGTCCGCGTTTGATAGCCATCAGTTGCCACTCCGGAACGCGAAATATGCAACGTGAACAGGTGGGATCAGCGCGCCGGTATAGAAAAACAGGCCGGTGCGCGTGACGAAGCCGAGCACAGAATTGCCGGAGCCGGTGAATGGAACGACGCTGTACCAAGCCTCGCCGCTTGCCGACTTCATGGCGACAATGGTCATGGGCACATAGCCGGGATCGGGCCATGATACGACCTGAAGCGGATTGCCAGCCGCACTGATCGTTGCAATGCCGCTATCGAAGATCGACAGGTGCGACGGCATCACGCTGTCGAAAATGACGGCATTGATCGGGATATTATAGTCGTTAGCGTCATAGCCGGGTTTGACCATACGCATTCGCTTGATGCCGTTCACGTCCTTGAGGAAACCAACGTTCATCATTGGAACCACTCAATGCTGCCGACGCCGAAATTGATCATGAAACGGCTATCCCACGATTCACCGATCCCGGCGCGGAAACGGCCCACATCCAGCAGCTGCAGCGTCAATCGGCCATTGATGTAAGCCATTGGCTTGTCGCGTTGGGTGCGGTTCGTCACGTAGAAGCCTTCGGCGTCGATGACGACGCGACCCGCACCGTTGACCGATTCAATAAAGAGAGCGGCCTCGCCGGTGGCATCGCCGTTGGAGGTGGCGGCGCTGATGCCGACGCGAGCCGTAGAACCGCTCTCGTTTGCAGCCACATAGGTGCGGAACATGCCACTGGCGGAAAACTTGCCGACCTGCGCATTGAGGCCCGTGATCGCCGTGCCGGTCGCTTCGATCTTGCCGTCCAGTTCGGTGTATTTCACTTCCAGCAGGTCAACAGCCTGAATGAGCGTATCGTTGACCGTGATTTCCAATGTCTCGATGCGCGATACGATGGCCGAGCCGGGACCAACAGCCGCGAAAATCTGCTCCTTGAAGGATGCCTTGATATTGGAGCTTTGCACCGCAACCTCGCGGCGCAGGCTGGCCTGTTCGGTGATACCTTCCGCACCCATGTCGGCAATGACCTTGCCGAGGCGCTCCATTTCATCAAAGGCGTAGCGGATAGAGCTGTTTTGCTCCTTCCACATCTCCTTCAGGTCGGAATTGAAGTTATCGACGTTGAACGGATAGATATCGAGCGGCCCCATGCGGATATCGTCGGTCTTGACGGCAATCCACTCGCTCCAGCCCACCGGGCGGTTTGAAAACGGCACAAATTGGCCGCGCCCTTCGAACCATGTGTTCGGCATGAGGTTCAGCATCAGGTTCCATGCATAGGGCGCGCCGTATGGTGTGCTGTCGCTATCGAATACGACTTGTTCGGTTCCCTTGACGCGCAACTGGACGTGAACGCGGGCAACATCGTCCTGATCCGGAGCGCAAGAGATGCGGACGCTGGCCCGGCGCGGTCGGCCGAGATCGTCATCCAGAATAACGGGTTCGATCTTCCAGCCATACATGGGCTGCGGCGGCACTGTGATAGGCCCGATCCAGCCGACGACAGGCGGCAGAATGACATTGGGTGGCGTGTAATCGCTCGGCTCGATCTCGCGCAGAACGACTTGCTGCACCATGCCCGGATAGCCGACAGCGCGGGTCAGATAGAATTTCTTGTTCTGATAGCCGTTGCGCTCGGAAGTCCAGGTGATGACATCAACGCCCGGTTCCAGCACCCATGCGGACGGTGGCAGATAAAAGACGTGCGAAACGAAGCGGCGGTTTTCATCGACTAGTGTCTTACACGAGCGCTGGACCTGACCGGAGAACGGAACGGCTTCGAAAGCAACCGCCTGAAGCAATGACCTGTCACCGTCAGCGCGCTCCAGTTCCAGATTCCGCAGTTCCGGGGCATCCTTCATCGTCCAGCGTTCGGCACGTTCCGCATAGGTCGCGGATACGCCGTTATAGGTGCCGGAGATCGACGGGAACGGGTCAAGGTCCTGTTCGCGGGTGATGACGATGCTGTCATCGGTGATGGAATAGACGGCTGATCCCGGCGCACCGACCTGAAGCTTGACCATGCCGCCGACTTCAACCAGACGTCCGAGACAGGCAAGTCGCAGTTCTTCGATAACTTCTAACGGCTCAACATCGACATAGATTTCGTAGCCGCAACGGAATTGCGGCTCCATGCCGTTATCGCCCATGACCTGACGGTCGCACTCGTTTGCGGCCGCGATCCACGATGCTGGCGGCAGGCGATGGGCGGAAATGTTCTGCCCGCCGTAAATCCACTCGTCGCCGTAATAGATGCCGCGAATGATATTGTAGATGATGATCGCCGGATTGCGTGTCGGCAACCACGTGGAGGGATCAGCATAGCGCTGCGGTCCGTTGCCGCCGTTGGTGCTGTCGAAACGCAGATCGTAGAAGCGGGTCGGCATCGGCTCGACAATTGCAGACGGAAGACTGCCGCCGAGCTGCAGATCGCGGTTCTGTCGCCAAGTCAGGATAATCGCCTGACAGCCCCGGCCGATCATGGACGAGAGATACGGGCGTTCCGGGTGACTACCGAACTTCGACAAGAGATAAGCATGGGCAGTCGTTTGCGAGCCATCCAGATACCAGACCCAGCCGCTATCCTTGTTGCCCTTACGGTATTCCTTGATCGGATAACCACGGCCATGCGGGTCCGGCTCATTCCAGAGAACGGTGCAAAGCTGATCGTCAATCCATAGGCTGGCAATACCCTGCGGTCCCGCAAAGGATGGCAAGGATGAAATCTCGATCACATCGACAGCGAACGCGTTAGGCGTACCGTCATCCTGCCCGTAAGAGCCAGCGTATTTGCGCCGACCGGCAACGCCGCGCTCTCCGACCGGGAGCGACAGGGGCAGATCGTCACCCATTTTCAATTCAAGCGTGACGCCAGAAACGGCAGATTTCTTCTGTGCCTTGCGCTGAAGGTATTGCTGCAAAAGGCTGGAACCGATGGCGAAAGCAGCCTTGAACAATATGCCGCCAAATGCGCCAAGCAGCTTGACGCCGAAACCGACAATAGCACCCACGACCGGCGCGGCTTCGGCCGGTGTAGTCGTCAATATAATAATGAGTGCTAAAAGCGCCTTCAGCATGCGTTTAACCAACCTTGAAGATCATCTTGGCTTCCAGCAGATCGACCGTGCCGATGCCGGTTTCCGTCAGGACGTAAATGCGCTCGCCATTGACGACGCCGAGCGCGTGACCAATGGGGCCATCGGCTTCCATGGCGGCGATATCGCCAATGCGGGCTTCGCTTGGATGTGCCTGCGGCAGCATTGAACCAACCAGCTCGCCAAGCGACGAAAACCCGGCCGAACGGATGACACGGGCAGCGCCAAGTGCATCCGAATAGGTGCCGCGATATTCGGCGCAGAAATCCTCGCCGGTCAGCGCCTCGACCAGACGGCCAGCCAGCGACGGCCCGCAATCGTGGGTGCCCCACTGGAACGGTGTCGCGTAAATGTCGTCGATTGCCCGCTCGAAATGCTCCCGCCAGTCGTGGCGACGTGTCAGCGTTCTCATTTGCTCTTTTCTCCCCACGGAATTTTCCAGCTGGATACGGTCGAGGCGTATTTGCCCCATTCGTCTCCGCCCCGGATTTTCTGGCCCTCATAGGAAGACTTGCGCGGATTGGTGCGCGTCAGCATGGCGAAGACATCGGAGACGGCCTTGATCTTGATTGACCCGGTTCCGCCCTTTTTGGGCACCTTGATCGGAGCGCCGTCCATGATGCCAAGGAAGGAAATCAGGCCGGGACCGATCTGGTCGCCGGTTTCGGGATTAATCAGCAGGTCGTGGATCTCGACATTGCCGAGACGCGCATCGTATTGCCGGAATAGTTGTGTAGCGGCGTCGGCAATCTGCGACAGATCAATGGTGACGTTCTGTACCGTCAGATCGGAAACGCGCGGGATTTCGCCCACCTTGCTGATCACGTCCGCATAATACGGCCGCGAGATCAGCGCGCCGGTCATGCCGCTGTAAACCGTCAGGTTCAGGTCCTCGTCGCCCGTCCAGAGGCCGCGCTCCACTCGATTGCCGGTGGCGCGTTCCTTCACGGTCAGCCAGACCGCCTGACGCGGCACCAGTCCCGTGTCCGGAGCGGCATTAAGCTGGTCGTAAAATTCAACGGTTGCCGCTCTCATGCCCGCACCCTCGTTTTCTGGATCAGACGGACAGACGCGCCCTCGGTGACGGTATTGCGCGCCGTACCGGGATTGTGCGAGGTCGGTGCCACCACGACCGGACAAGCAGGCCGGATGACCGTGACCGGATTGGTCGCGCTGACAAGGATCGGCAGGCGCGGGAAAATCGGCGCATCAATGTTACCGCCATTGTCGGCCGAAACCGTCGCGCTCACCTCGACATAGGCATGTTGCTGCCCGCCGCTGTAGGTGACCTGAAGCTTGTCACCGACAGTCAGAACGTACCCGGCAGGAAAGCCACGCATGCGCGCCGTGATGCGATCCGGCCCGATCTCGCGGATCGTCACGACCGATGAACCGAAAATGAGGCCACGCGGGTCCGCATATGGATAAAGGCTGATCGGATCGCACATCAGAAACGCAACACGTGCGCCATCGAGGGCGCGCAGACGTGCCGCCGCTTCCTTCAGCTCCTGATGACGACCGCGTCCCAAGGTCAGATCAGCCGTCCATCTCGGTTTCACCAGCTCGGCCTGCCAGAAGTTGCCGCCGCCAAGTTCGTCGGTTTCATCACCGCGCTCGATGCTGAAAGCGCATGTCGCAATCGGCAGACGATCATAGACAGCTGAAAGAGGAAGAATGCTCATCCGCGCCACCTCGGCCGTTCGCTGATCTGGTGAACGCGGTCGGGCAGCTCATAAGTGCTGAAATCCTCCAGCGCCTGCATCATACCTTCATAGGCTTCCTGCCGTGCGTTCTCGTTGTTCACGCCGCGCAAATCCTGATGCACGGTCACCGCACCAAAGGTCGGCCGCGCTTGTGCGACTGTGCTGCCACCGGGATTGTTGAACCGCGCATAGGGCGACACGCTGGGAGTATCCACGATGCCGCCATAAGCATAGCCGCCGAGACCGCGCCGCATTGCATCAACGACATGCGGACCACCGGCACGGGCAACATCGCGCTGTGACCAGACAACTTCACCAGCGTGAACGATGCCACGTGGTTCGTGGACGCCACCGGGTCCGGTATAGCCGCCCGTATCCCAAAGGCCCCAAGAGCCACTGGCTATAGCTCCCGCGAGCTGCTGGCTCTTGAAGCCACCAAGTCCCGGAAACATTGAAAAGATGCCGCCCAAGCCACCGAGACCACCGCCGCCAGCCGCAAAGCTGGAGAGTTGCTTGCCAAAGCCAGAAAAGCCGCTGCCAAGTTCACCCAGACCTTTTCCGGCCGCACCAATGTCGCCGGCAAACCCGGTCAGTGAACTACCCGTGGTACCCGCCGTTGCTGTGACCTGATTGAGTGCGCTGTTGAACTTGTTGACGTAATCGGTGCCGCTTGTGCCGAGCATGTCGACCACACCGCCCTTGCCAACTGAACCGGGACCGCCAAACCAAGCCTGCGCAGCGCCGCTTGGGCCAAAGCGATCCACGTATCCGCCGAACACCTTCGAGAACACGGCGTCCTGTGCAGAGGAGGATTTCAGGAACTGGTCAGGCGACATCGAGAAACCGAGCGCACCTTTCGTCCACGATGGGATATTGGCACCCATGACCTGATAGGCACCATATGCCCTGTCCCCATTGGCCGTGATCGGACCGAGCGCGCTGTAACCGCCACTCCCGGCACTTTCGATGGAGCGGATGGCGGCGGCAAACTGGGAGATGCCTGCACCGCCCGGAATATTGGAGTTGGCAGCTCCAAACATGCGGGAAACATTGCTCATCAAGCCGTCAGCGCCGCCGAGGCCGACACCCCCAACGTTGACGACAGCGGCCTGCACGTTCATCGCGCCGACCGACTTGCCGCCAAGCACACCTGACAACAGGCCAGCTGAAGAGCCGCCGCTGAACATGTCTTCAATGGTGCCGTAATCGGTACCCAAAACCATGTTGGAGAGCGACTTCTTGATGTCTTCCTTGAAGAAGTCGGCGCTGGCCTGCGCGATCCCGGCGAGAGCGCCCTTGATGTCGCCCTTGGCAAGGTTATCGACAACCGAACTGATGGCGTTTTCGCCTGCAGAGCGCCAGCTGTCCCACGCATCCTTGCTCCGCTCCAGAGCAGCGATGCCCTCATCAATTGCGGCGGCGTTTTGCAACCGCGCCTTGCCAAGTTCGCTTTCGACGGCAATTCCGTCGCGCTTGAGTTTTTGCTCTTCGGCAAACGATGCGAGGGCACGGCGGCGCGCGACTTCAGTAGCACCGACGAGGGAAAGCTCAAGGCGCAGTTGGTCGGCGTGGTCTTTCTGGTTTTGAAGGTATTCAACGGCGTCGGCGCGCCGACGCTCTTCTGCCAGTCCCTTATATGCTGCCGTTTGCGCGTTGATTGTTTCAAGCAAAGCCTGCTTTTCAACGCCTTCCGCTCTGGCTGCAGCAGCGATAAGTGGCCGCAACTGGCTTTCTGCCTCAAGATAGGTCTGGGCATCTGCCGCACTGATTGTGCCGGCAATAATTGCATTCGTCACATTGCGCCGCGCTTCGACTTCAGCCCGCATATCAATGATCTGCGCCGACGATTGTGCGAGCGCTTCCGCGATGACCTGATTGCGTGCCTGCTGAATGCGGTTTCGGGCTTCGCTGGCTGCGATATCCATGCCCTGAAGCTGAATGCGTTCACGTTCGGCCGTCAGTTGTGCCCGTGTCAGAGGATCGCGAGCTGTCTGCAATTGGATGTCGATCTGGGCCAGTTGAATCTGACGCTGTTCCTGAGCGTTAATCCGGGCCAATGCATCATCACGTTGTCGCAGCGCGTCAGCGCGTTCGTCACGATCTCCGGCATTGCCCCGCGCAGTAGCAAATTCGTTATCCACCTTGCGCCGGTCACTAAGTTGGGGCGCTGCGATGTCTCTAAGACCACCGATGGCACTCGCATAGTCTTGGCCTCGACGACGAGCTGCCTCCGCAGCATTTCTGGCGCGAATCTCCGCTGCACTGAACTTCTCCAATGCCAGAGCTGCGCTAACCGCATTTGGTCCAAGGTCGAGCAGTTTTTTAGCTGTGTCGGCTAGTGCCTTGTTGTTTTCATCTAGGCTCCAGCGATCCTCGACCATGCGTCGGAACTCAAGGAGGTCCGGCTGTCCCTTCTTGGCTGAATCACGCAAATGCTGGATTGCGTCCTCAAATGGCTTGAACTGATCGTAAATGCCTTTCCAAGGATCGTTGCTGCTAAAGCTGTAAGCGTCCCGGTAGCCGACTGTATTTAGAATGTCGTCGGTCTCATCTTTAACAGTTCGTTGTAACTCGCGCTGCGTTCCGAAAGTTAGGAAACGTTGGCCCGCGTTGATACGCTGATAGTAGTTTTCAGCGCCGGTTCCAGCATACTGATAGGCATCATGCAGGCGTTTGATCTGCGCTTCGTGTTCTTCAATTGTCTGGCTAAGGGACTTGGCGTTTCCGGTCCACTTCATGGCGTACTGGATGGCGGCGGCTGTCAGACCGGTAACCGCAACCGTCGCCAAGGAAACTGGCGAAAGCAGCATGGTGAAGGCACTGACAAGCGAAGCGCCTGCCTGCTTCATGTTCATACCGGCCATACCGCCTGCCAGCTGCGTTCCCTGCTGTAGGCCGATCATCCGCCAGTCCATGCCCATGGCGGCGGTCATGCCGACGTCCTGCATCTGGAACATGGCGTTCTGGGCAGCGAAATGATTGTTATTTGCTGCGTTGTTGCGGCCCTTAATCGCGTCCATTGAGGCGAGTGCCATCTTTCGCTGACGATCAAGAGCGGCAGTCATCTCGTCGGCCGACAGTGCGCCCATCGCATGGGCTGTGCGAATTTCCGTCTGAGCGGCTTTATATTCCCGGATGACCGCAAACATCGGATTGTATTTCTGACGAAGCTGATCGAGCGCCATACCTTCGTCAGCCAATGCGCCAATCCATGCACGCTGATTGCCGTTCGCAGCACCCGCATGAAGACCGGTCGCGGTCGCGATAAGGCGTTGCATCTTCGTCTCGGTGACTTCTGCAGCCGTTCCGATAGTGGCGAGTTCGTTTCGGGCTTCAGCTGCACCCGGTTTGACGCCGGATGCATCCGTCGAGATGACAATGCCGAGCTTGTAGGCGGTGTTCCCGGCCATCAGTCGTCCCTTTCGTTGAGTACTGGTAGAGCTGCGGCTTCCATGACGCGGATATCCGCAAAGACGTGACGGGGGGCGTCGATGTCATCGAGAACAAGACGAACCGCGCTGTAGTCGAGGCCCTGCCAGATCAGACCAGCCATCGTCGCCGCCACACGCCATTGCGTCTGGCAGCAAAGGAAAGCATCGAAGCTGATGTGATTGACCGGCATGATCTCGACCATTTCCTGCGTTGACTGATCCACCTGAAGGGCCAGACCCATCTTTGCGAAGTCTGCCGCGATGCCGTCATCGACCGTCGCGGCACTGGTTCGATCAGCGCGACCCGTATGGTTCAGCGCCCATGCGCGGGCCGCGCTTTTCAGTTTCCCAAACGCGCTTTGTCCTCGGAAAGTGCATCCATGTAGGCGCGGACAAATGCGTTACGGATATGCCGATAGCCGTAAACCAGACAGAAATTCCGCTCGTTGAACGGGATCGACACATTGTCTTCGTCCACGACGCCTTCCCAATTGCGCAAGACGCGCTGCACCTGCTTTCGATCATGTTCGTCAAGCTCGGACTGGATAGCTTCGGTTTGTTCATCCGAGAGATCGGGAACGATCTTCGCGACGATTGCGGCGCGTTCCTTGGCCGCTGATTTTGCATCATCGGGCGGCAACATCTCAAACTGAGCCTTGAACTCGTGCTCGACAAACTTTCCCGGTGCGTCCGGGTTCGGCTCAATGACCTTCACCGGCCACCAGAAAGTAAGGTTCGGGGTAAATTTGAACATCTATTAAAGCCTCTTCAAAATGCCTTTGGGGCAGCTCAGGACGGATCAGCGGACGATGATTTTCAGTTCGTCCATGCCAACGAGGGGGCAGAGCGAAAGCGGCAGGCTGTAATTCACGATGCCGTTCGTCTGGCCCTGTGTCGGTCTGCCGATCTCGACGGCTGGACAGACGATTTCGACAGTGTTGCCTGCCTCGGTGCCGTGGATGAGGGAGAGCGGGCCACGAGTGCGCTTCAATGCCCGATCAAACCAGTTGATGGTTGCAAGGCTTTCTGCCTGAACAACAGCTGTGCCGGTGGAAGCGCGGGCCGAAATCATGATCAGCTCAGCGCCGATCAGCATGCGCGGGGTCAAGGTGTTGCCGAGATCGACGGACAGCGATTCCGCAACAGAGTTCCAGCCATGAAGCGACATGGTAGTGTTCGCCTTGGAAACGTGCCGAGGCGTCATCCAGTCGGCCATGCTGACGGCTGGCATCGCGCCGATATCGGTGATGGTACCAAGCAGTCCGAGAACTGTTACGCGAAAGCGCGGAATTGCCGATGGCGTAAAGGATGGTGCAACGTTCACCTGACAACCGAGGAGGATGTGCTGCACCTTGTCCGAGATGAAATAAAGCGATCCGGATTCCACGCCATCTTCAATGATGGTGTAGGTGACATCCGTTCCTGCGGTGATGGTTTCTGCCATCCCAGCGGCGCGCAACAGCGAGCCATAGGCAGGCGCTTCACCAGCAGTACCGGACCCGGCCACTTCCACTTCAAACTCGATACGGCCGTAGATGCCTGCCAGCACAACGCCCTGCGTTCCCATGTATGGCAGCAGCAGATCGCGGCCAACTTCCTCGCCCTCGATGGGCGTAAAGGTAACGTTGGTGCCGATAATGGCATTGGCAGCTGCAGGCGTGGCATCCTCGCCGTAGGTTGTCTCCAGCTTGAAGAGCATCGCGAGCTTGTTCCAGCGACGGGCCATGATTATTTCCCTTTCTTCGACGGGGCGGTCTCAGCCGCGTCGATTTCGGTTTCAGGAGCTGCAGAAGCTGCAACCGGCGATTCATCGGCGCGGGTCAGAGCACCTGTTTTAGGGTCGCGGATGTAGCGTCCACCTTTGTGCGGCATGGTCATCAGGAGGTTCCTTCCAAAAATCGGGACGTTTCCCACGTCTGGACATAAAGGGTGACGCCATTGCGCAGCGGCGCAGGTTGCGAGGCAACAAACTCAATCGGGTCCTCGCAGGATGGCGGTTGCCAGCCAGCAAGTGTGCGCTCAATGGCGTCCTCATATTCATCAAACATAGCCACCTTCTTGCCGCCTGCCTGGTCATCGTGCTTGCGGACGACAAAGGCGGTCAGGAACTGGACTGCGACCAGCTGGCGGAAGCCGCCAGCTGCCAGCTCGTTGGGTGAACCGCGTTTCCGATAGGGCAAAACAAACGCAGTACCGGATCGAGGCGCGACGCCTTGCGACAGCGCATCGATGTCCTCGGCTGGAAGCACGGCCGTCAGGATCGGTGCGTTGGCTATGAGGCGGTCAATGATTTCCTGCAGCATCAGAGCCAGCCTTTCAGCTTGTCGGCGGTGAAGACGGGTTCAGGACCAACGATGCTGACGCCGCTTCCGGGAGATGGTTGGGGTGACGGCTCATCTGGACCGACAGGCAGTTTCAAGCGACCGGCTGCAACGTCCTTCAGTGCTTGCAGTGCCTCCTTCCAGTCGCGAACCACGTAGTCGGGAGCGCCATCGCGATGCAGGAAGTAACGGGCAATCGAAACCGCCCACGTCCGAACAAGATCGGGCACGGCTGCAAACGGCAGTTTGTACTGCACGCTCACATAGCCATTGACCGTGTTGTCGGCATGGACGAGTGCGGCGTCGATGACGTCCGGATCAGCGGTGCCGTCCATGTCGCGGTCGGCGATCTGGAGAACCTCGTCCAGACCAGCCCGTTCAACAATGTCTTCCAGCGAGGCGTAAGGCATCGGTCAGTCCACAACCTGTCCCTTGTCCCACTCAACAACGCGCAGCCGGTCAGCACAGACCTGCTCATGTTCCGTTCTGGTCAGGATCATGTGAGCGCCGCTCTTGTAGTGAACGTTGTTGTGGCGGACCGGCCCGAACATGAGGACGAACTCGCGTTTCTCTTCAGGTTGCTCGACGCCGAGAACCTTGCTGATGATCGCATCGGCCATTGCTGAAGAAATCCCGCCCTCTGCGGCGCTGGCCAGATCGCCAGCGCCGCCCGCAGTTGCGCTTGGGGGGGTATCGGTGGAACTGGTCCCGGAAGTCGATGCTTCCACTTCCGGGCTGGAAGTACCCTCATCCGCTCCAGCCGGAATGGCTGTTGTCGGCTGGATCGCCTCCTGCGGTTTCACCAGACCGGTCGTGACCGTTCCGGCAGCATCGCCGCTTCCGCTCGCTGTGGTATCCGTGGAACTAGTGGCGACAGGTGCCGTGACTTCACCTGTCGCCGTTGCCGGAACCGACGCTGCCCCGCTATCGGCTCCCGCATTCTTGCCGCCGTTGGCAGCATTTGCACGATCGCCCACCAGCTCGGCTTCAGGAACCTTGGGCGTATTGGTTTCAGTCTTGGGCTGCTTGGCCATGCTGATTTCTCCTCGGGGTTTCCAGAAAAGGCCCATTCGGCCGCTTTTGGAAAACCCGCCCGGCAGAAGCCGGGTGGGTGATTTCAATTACACTGGCGTCAGGCGGTACTTCGGGTGCCGAGGCTAAGGCCGTGCGTGAGATAGCTATGTCGATAGACCGGCTTCAGCCGCTCGATCTGGCGGAAGGCGATCAGCTTGAAAGATGCCGTGAGTTTGAGAACAGCATCGCTGGTGACAGCCTGCAGCAGATAAACAAACGGAACGGCGACGATGCTGACAGCGAAGTCGAAGACACGGCTCGTGCAAAATGCGAATGCAGCAAAGAGGCGGAATGACATGGATCGTCTGACCATGGAGATGTCCTTTGACTGGTTGCGTTCTTGTTTCGCCCGACCGAGGCCGGGAGAAACGGTTCTGGAAAACGCGCTAGATGGCGTTTTCGAAGAAGTATCCGAGGTCCGGAGACGAGATGACTTCCTTCACACTCTCGCCGGAGCGGACACGGTCGGAGCCGCGCAAACCGATTTTCGGTTCAGGGATCGAGCCGGAAACGCGGGTGCCGAACTGAGCCGTCCAGCCGAAGGTAGGCGTTGGAGAGAAGCTGCTCGCGAGCGGGGCCTTGTAGAAAAGCGTGCAATGATTGCCCCAAGCGCGCTGGCGCTGGACCGGATGACCCGGCTTAGCAATATTGATCCAGCCTTCACCGACGATGATGTCATCCAGTTCAAGGAGATCAGCCACGGCGCGCTTGTTTGCATAACCGTCAGCCGCACCCGATGGCGTCAGTGCCCGCAGGATGCTCTCATTCGTGCGAAGCGCAGTCCAGACGGCGCTGCCCATCACAGCGTTGTTCGGTTTCATGACCATCTTTTCAGAAGCATCGGCAATGGCCTTGATTGGCTTGCTCGCCGGGTCGCTCCATTTGGACGTGCCGGTCAGGGCTTCCTTATTATCGGCACCATAGGTGTTCGGGTTGAAAACCTTGCTGGACACGCGCACTTCACGGCCAAGCAGAACGAGATCGATCAGGTTCTGTGCGGCAAAGGCCCGTGGGTCGTATCCGGCCGGTGCATTTTTGCTATCGGCAACCGGCACCACGTCATCGAGACCGTAGTCATCGGTGCGGTCTTCTTGTTCTTCCGCGTTGAATTCCACGGTATTCGGTTCGGACTTGCGGCCCACCTTGGTATCGTGGAGCGTGATGAACTGTCCGAAATCGAACAGCCACCACTTGAACTGTTCAGTGGTAAGGATGGGGTCGAGACGCGGCAGAACCTGATCTGCGATCAGCTTGCCGTTCCTGTATGCCTGGACGATACCGACCAGAACCGGATCGACGGGAAAGGGTTGGCCTGACATTAAAAGGCTCCTGAAACGAGGTTGCGAAAGGGCTTAGGCGGCGACACTGCCGCGCTGGATGAAGGCGCGGACGAAATCACCTTGCGCGGCGGCGGTCATGACGAAACCGGCCGTGGCCGATCCGGCTGCAGCTGCAACCGCCACGCCATCGGCCCCGGCTGTGATGTTCGCGCCGGGCGTGATTGCGCCACCGGCGACAACTTCGGCCGGGCCGAGCAAAATGACATCGATGCGTTCACCGGCTTTCGCTCCGGACGGATAATCCGTCACGCCAGCGATCAGATCAGTGGCAGCGGTTGCCAGTGCGACTTCACCGTCATTGGCGGTGAACTTGACGAGGCGACGATGGCCGATAGCGCCAGCTGCCACGAAAGACTTTGTATGCGGGTTCATGCTCGCTCCTTAGCGCTGGGTGGCCTTGAGGCGCACTGCGGCCTGCGCGGGCGAGATGGTCTCGCCCTTGTTGGCGGCGTTGCGGATTTCGGTTTCGATGGCGGTTTGCACGTACGCCGGATCGGAGAAGTCCGGACCGTCGCCGGTCGCCAGTTCGCCGGTTGCGACCGGAACCGGCAGCTTTTCCAGAAGATCGCGGAAGGCAGCGCGCGGCGACTTGGTGACGGATTGATCGCCTTCGCTGAAGGTGAGCGTTTCGCCGTCTTCCAGTTCGGAAAAGATCGCAGTCGCAGCTTCCTTCAGCCCGACCGGCAAGCGGCCCGCCTCGACAAGCGAAGCTACCAGAGCTGCATCTTCGGTCTGGCGTGTGGCGCGCTGGCCTTCAGAGAAATTGGTCTCACGGGTCGTGAGGTCGGCAGCACGCTGATTGAGAGCAGCTTCGCGGGCATCAAGCTCCGCCTGCCGCTGTTCGGCGGTCTTCATGTCTGGTTCCTTCGGTTCAGTTTCGGAAAAGTGAGTGCGGGCATCTTCCACGCGGGCATCGGCGCGAAGGTCGGCCGAAGTCTGTGCAAGCTGGTCGAGGTCCCATTGCGGCACGATCTTCTCAGCCGTCTCGATATCCCTGGTCTCGATGATGAAGTCGCGGATGGAACGGAAAATGCGACCAACGTTCTCCAGCGACCATGACAAGCGCCATTCGGAGAACTCCAGCTCGATATCCATGTCGCCTTCGGAAAACTCGATTGGCTTCAGCCCTTTGATGGCTGGCGGTTCCGCACCGAGAAAGCCGACATGGCGCAAATGGTACTTGCCCGGCGTCGGGTTGGCCTTGTCGCCCGGAGCGTAAAGACCCGCTGAAACCTTCTTGAAGCGGCTTTCACGAACCATTTCCGAAAACGTGGTGTCGAGTTCTTCCGGTTCCGCAACGATGGTACCGCCACGAACGGAAAGAGACTTGATCCAGCCATAGGCCGGACCGTCCTGTTTCGGGTGACCGATGACAATCGGCGCGTGGTGCAGCGCCGGGTCGTAGCTTGCAGCGATGTCGGCAATATCGCTTTCGGCGAAGGTGACGGTCTGTCCCTTGGCCGTGGTGTGAGTGCCGGAGCGGAAGATTTCGAAAGGTTTCATGTCGCCATCTAAGGGCGACGGGCGCTGTCGGTTAACGCCGTAAAGTTACCACCCGAAGGCGGTTCTGGTCACACCACATGGATACTGCGATGGGAGCGGAGGGGCAATAGCAATCCAGAATGAAAATTGAAGGCCATTTGAAGGCCGTGGGCGCGTTTTGTCTGCGAACTGCGCCACACGGCCATCCGAACCCGCCAAGCGCGTTCTGTGGCCGTTTGTGCGCTTCTGTCATTTTCCTTCAACGGCTTCCTCAAAATGGTCCTGAACGATAGCCTGAATTTCGTCGAGGTCGGCGGTGCTGATGCCGAGGAACTGACGCCGGGGGATCGTGACCGACTTTACCTTGAACGTCTGCCCGCCCATCGAGAAAACGAGCGCGGCTGCATTCTTCGGGACGATGGTGCCTCCCTCATTGTGAATGCGGGCGTAAACCTCATTCGAACCGATCTCGACGCTGTCGCTTGCGACCTGATACACGATCTGCGAAAGCGACCGGGTTTCGCCGCGCAGCTTGCCGGGACCTTTCTTGGTTTTGGCATAAAGCGGGTTCAGGTCCTTCCAAGGATTTCCCTCCGGGTCCTTCTCGTCGATGAAACGCCGTCTGGTTACGCGGCTCTCATATTCGCCGATGTTCTTCAGCGCCGGTTCAAGATTGCCTGCCGCCTCGTAAAGCCGCTGGAGCGCGCCATCGACATCATCGTCATCTACGCGAATGCCCGTTCCGGCCATGGCTCTGTCTCCGTTGTTCTGCAGCACGTCGCGTGCTATGATGCGTTATCGGCTGATCGAGGCATTCCGGTACCCTCCGTAGATCAACCGAATGAGGCGCGCACCGGAATGCGCGCCTTTATTGTTTCCGGTAGAGCAGCGCGCCCTTGCGATAGTTTTCCAGATAGTTGTCGTCGGTATCGAAGCCGGTGATCGCCACCCATCCGGCCTTCGTCCATTCAAAGCGGATGAAGAGGCTGCGGCCATCATCGAGAATGACCCGCTTCAGATAGGCGCGGCGCAGGACGATGCCCGACTTGACCTCGGCCCAATCGACCCAGATTTCATCCGGCTGCAGGATGGCATCGGCCAACAGCACGGCGAACTGGCCCCGGCCGCGTTTGCCAGACTTCAGGCCGACAACTGTGCCGTCCTGCGTCCGCTGTTCAAAAAGCGACCGGCCAACGGTGATGATGCCGCCCGACACATCACGATGATAACCGGCCTCATCAGACTGACGGCCGAAGCGGGCCATAAACGCCTCAACATAACTTTCCGGCTCCAGATCGGGCGACAGCAGGTCCTCTTTCGGTACCGGCGTTGCCTTCGGCATTGGCGGGAGCTGTTTCGGTTTCATGTCAGTGCCGAACGGCTTCAAAGGTTGCTGCAACTCGGCGGGCACCAAGCCGTGCTGCCATTCCTGACCGACATTATATTCCCAACCGCGATCAATTCCGGGAATGCGCATTTCCGGCTGTCCGGTGCGCGGATCGGTATCTTGGTATGGTGTCAGGTCCGGAGCCTCATCCGGGCCGCTCTTTCCAAGGGCGCGCAAGTCGCGCTCGGAAAGTGCCTCGACGTCGCAACCGCAGCCCCATCCGTTCGGCGGAAACATATAGCGCCATGCCGGATCATCTGTACGCAATATGCGCCCATTCCAAGACAGGTGCAGCTTGCGGGGATGCAATGCACCCGAATGGACATACTGGAGATATGGCCGATAGCGCATGACGTCCGGATCGGTCAGCTGCTTCCAGCGTCCAGCCATATAGGATGTGCGCATGTTCGTGGTGAAAATGATCTTCGAACGCCATGCGGCCCGCTCATCCTCGGTCTTGCCATGCGAGAAATACTGCCATCCGTAGCGCTCGACGATTCTGTCAAAGTCCTTGCGGAACTCATTAAATCCTGTGCCTTCGCTGCGGGCCTTCTCAATGGCAACGCGAAAATCGGACAGCATGTCGTCGCGGGCGACGCCTGCGACCGAGAACCCGCGAACATGCGCGCCATGGCGCAAGTCATCCCACCGGCGTGTCGGAAGGTTCACCTTTGCCTGAAGGAACTCAATTGCTTCCTTGAACGGGACCTGTTCAGCCATTGGCGCTGTCCACTCCCTCCAGCTCGGCGAGCAGCGAACCTTGTTCAATGGCATTGGCAAGATCATCGACGCCAAGCTCCGACGATAGGCGAGCAAGACGAAGGATCAGATCGTCATAGTCCCGCGCTTCGGTAAACTCCGTCCGAATCGCATTAATCATCGCGTCGATGCCGGGCTGCGCAAACGTCTCAAGCTGGCCTGAAAGCTCGTTTACGGCCGTCTCGCCACGTGATGGCACGCTATTCGGGTTTTCCGCGAAATCGAGCTTATCCATGACCGAAGCTGGTTTTGCCGGGTCGATCTGTGCGGGAACGGCAGGCTGCTTCCTGACCCACTCGCCGCCATAGGTGTCGCTGATGTAGTCCGGGTCGGCCGGTTCATAGCCCATTTCGTGCAGCTTCTGGTCGCGTTCCACTTTCTTGTCGAGGTCCTCGGTTTCGGAAAAATCGCGCCATACTTCAGGGATGCCAGCGCCGGGATAGTTCAATTCGACAATCCAGCGGACAAGGGTGTCCCGGATCGTTTCGCAAACCATGTCGGAAGCGGCCTTCGCAATGGCGATGCGGATCTCGTTGTGGATCTCGCCAAGCGACCGCGCGCCGCGTTCGCCGGAATTGGTTGTCAGGGTTTCACCGAGAACGGCTTCGCTCATCAGCTCGTCAAGGTAACGCGCCAGCTTCTCGAAGAAATCGCCGCCACCGGCATTCTTCGATTCGAGCAAATCGGCTGAAACTGTGTCGGGAATGACAAGTCCGGTATCGTTCGCCATCTGCCGGAGGACGCCGGTCAACTGTGCCTGACGCTTCTCGTCGAAGGCTCCATCATATTTCATGACAGTCGTCGGCGTGGCATGCTTTTCGGTGCCACGAAGCCAATGCGCCAGAACCTGCCGCTTGAACCAAGCGGGCCAGAAAAGGACCGAACCGAGACCGACACCATAAGGATCGTCGTCGTCATCGTCGATGGTATGGCGATGTACAATGAACTTGCGATCCGGTACCGGCTCACCATCCATGGAATTGCTGCGGGTGAGAATGCGCAAGTTCCCATCCACCGTAAACCGGAAGCGGCGCTGCTTCTTCACCTTGACGGTAGTCGCTTCCCAACCAAGCGAGGTTGATGACCAGAGAACTTCCGCGACGGAAAACCCCTTCAGTACCGCGCCGAGCAGTCCCTTTGTCAGCCGATCCAGATTGATCGCCTTCAGCTGGCGTTCGACCTCCGCTGCCGCTTTCTTGTCGAGACGACTATCTGACGCCGGTTCAACCTTCCATTCACGCGAAACCACCTCCAGCTTCAGTTTCTGGAGAATCGCAAATGCATGCGGATCGCGGCGGATTTCGTCGTAAATCTTGAGGGCCGATGCACCACCCCGACTGACCAGAACTTCATCGGTCGGCTGAAGGACGCCCGTGAAATTTGGAACATACGGGTCCGACTGAGCGGTCGCGATTTCGGGGATAGCAGGTTTCTTGACCGGCGTGTCCATGTCACATCCTTATAAAGCCCGACAGGTCGGCTCGGCTTTCAATGCCGCCGAAGCTGCCGCTGAAATCTTCTGTTATTTTCGAGCTGGGGCGTTCAGCGCCCGATGTGGATGCACCGATCTCGCCGCTGCTCTGTTCGCTGGCGTAGATGACAAGCGCGCCTGCAATGGCTGCTTCACCGTGACGTTCATAGCCATCGGTACCCATTGTGCGGGCATTGTCCGGAACCTTGGCCACGCCCTTTGTCATTTTCACGGCGCGATAGTCGGCCAGCACATCGTCATGCCGGGCGATCTCAATTCCGTTTTCATCTTCGAATGCCGCTTTCAATTTCGGCATGTTGAGCATGTACCAGGATTGCGAGAGCTTGATTTCGGAAACATAGCTTGCACCCCATTCCTGTCGGGCCGCTTCCGCATGCGATGCACCGTTGCCGGTAGCGTCGAAAGCGGCATGGAAGAAACGCGGCATGCGCGCTCGCAGCCAGAAGATGATCTGCTTCTGGCTTTCAAACGGGACATCGCGCAGCTCCAGCATGAACGGCGTCGATATGCTGAGATCGGGACGGACCTGAAATGGATGGATGAAAGAACCGTCGCCAGACCGGCCAAAGTCCTGACCGAAGCCGGAACGCCAATGCTGGTCCATCTTGGCGACATGGGCGTGGAGTTGTTCACGACAGAACCTCTCAACCTCAGCCGTTCGCAGTTCCTGCCGCCAGTCCACGAAACCGTCAGGAGATTTCCAGCGGACCAGCTCGATGTGGTCCTTCATCCGGGCCGTGATCAATGCGCGAGGCAGATAGGTGCCGGACGATTGCGACGGAATGCAAAACAGCTCCTCGTCTGCGCCGGAACCGTAAAACTTGACAATCTGTGCGCGCCACGCCGCTTCGCCTTCCGGTGTCCATTCCTTGCCGGTAACAAGGCAGATGCGCTCATAAAGGCCATCGTGCAGCGCCTCGTCGAAATCGATGCGCAGGTGCTTGTAGTCCTGCTTTCCCGCAAGAATGTCCTGTATCTGCTCATTGAAGTGGTTTTCAAAGCCGTCATGGGTGGAACAGACAATGACCTGACCGCCCCACATCAGGAACGCTAGTGCCGCCTTCAGGAGCTGCTCAAGATCGTCGACGAACGCGGCCTCGTCGATCATGACGACGCCCTGCTTGCCGCGCAGGGTGCGCGGGGCCGACGACAGACCGATGATTTCAAAGCCGGATGCAAACTTGATGCGGAACGCCTGAATGGAGCGCTCCCCATTTTTGTCGCTGTCGTCAAACAGGAACTCTTCCAGTTCCATGGCCGCATACTGGAAATGCCGCGCCCACATCGCGCAGGCATCGATAAACTCGCGGGTCATCTCCTGCGAATAGGAAATATACATGAAGTCCATGCCGCCAGCCTCGCGCGACATGGCGGCGCGAATGACAGCATAAGACGCACACGCCCATGTCAGGCCGATACGGCGGGACTTTTCGACAAACAGGACCGGACAATCGGCAACGCTTCGCAGCAGGCCGACCGTGCGTTGCTGATAAGGAAGAAGCGCCTTGCGGCGCTCAACCTTCTCCAGCACGGCATCCTTGGAGAGCCTGCGTATCTCGGCCCATTGTTCCTGAGTAATAGGTGCGCTCATTTCGAAACCCCGAGAATACGATCCAGAATTTCATCTGCGGCGTCGGCCGTGAGGCCCTTGGCCTTGGCGACCGTCTTGACGGCTTCCTTCGTCTTTTCGGTCAGCTCGGCCTCAAGTTTCTGGCGGTGCGTCGTGGAAGTCGCCTGAGCCATGGCAATCATGCGCATGGTGCTCGCCAGTTCGAACAGGGCTTTCGGATTGAGCTTGCCCTTCTGGGCGCGCAGTGTCGCCATGACAGCCGCTTTGATGGCTTCGCCCACAAACTTGGTGATGTCATCGCCATCGCCATGGTCGAGGCCAGAAAGCACGGCCGTAGCCATTTCCCGCGCCTCGTTCATTTCCCGCGTGGTCGCGTCAAGGTCGATTGAATACCGATTGAACGACGAGAAAGACGGAATGCGAATGTCCAGCTCGCCACGGCTTTCACGCTGGCGCTCATTCAGCCGGGCAACAAACTCCTGATAAATATCAAGCTGTGTTCTGGCGTTTGCCTGCAGCTCGCCAGCCGCCCAGATGACGATATCGCTGCACTCTTGCGGCAAAAGCCTGATGGAGCTGAGACGGCCTCGACCTTTCGCCATGGCTATTCACCCGGACGAGAAGGACGCGTGACACCTTCCAGAGCAATGTCGCGGTCAAGGTGGCGACGGCCCATATCGGTCAGGGTCGCGACCTTCACGCTGCCTTCAGCTGTGCAGGTGATTGCGCCAAGATTGGCAAGAAAGTCGAGCTGGGTGTGAACCCATGCGCGATCCTGACGGATGGCGAAGCGTGGCAACACGAAATCCTGAAGAACGTTGCTGGCGAGGCTTTCATTGATCTGCTCAGCCAACGCCTTCAGAACGATCAGGCGAGCATCCTCACGGATTTTCTTTGCATAATCGATACCAAGGCTGGTCATTTCTTTGCCTGCTCCATCAACAGTTCATGCAGCCGCTCACTGGTGGCCGCTATCGGTTTCAACTTTTCTTCAAGGGCAGCAAAACGGCCATTCATTTCCGAGAGAGCCAGCTCCATGCGGTGCTGCGATTCACGATCCGGCAGATGCTTGATTTCATTCTCCAGCGTCTGGATGCGGCGATCATGATCCGTCAGTTTGCCGGTATGGCTGCTGACATCGTCCTTCAGCTGCTTCTCGCCACTGTTGATCCAGCCCTTGAGATGGCCCAAAAGTGCAATGACGCCGAGCGCAAGGCTGACATAAGCGGCAATTTCAGCAGGGCTCATTTGCACTTTCTCCGTTCAATCAGCGTCTGGCATTCCACGTAGCGACGGGCAGATGGCATTGCTGCGCGCCGTTCCGGTTCAATGTCGTCACCGCAACGGACGCAATAGCCGGTTCCATCCTGTGCCAACGAGCGCTGCACGGCTGCAATGCCCGCGTCGCGCTCCTGCTCGGCGCGCATATCTGCCAGTTCGTGCCCCATATTCCCGATGTTCATTTCGCAGGACGCTCCTCGGGAATCGGCACGAAGTCGGCAGCAGCAACAGCCGCCGCCCGACGCGCCTCACACGTCAGCAGCGCTGATCGGTCCTTTGCCCAGAGCGGTGTCAGCTCCTTCGCGGACAAGGCACGATCAGGCAGCGTTTCCGGCCGATCACACGGTTTGCGCGCCTCGGCCGGAACTTCACCCCGCTTGAAATCAGTGCGGACGATTGGCGATGGGCCTTGTGTCGTTGAGCAGCCTTGCGCGCTCAACATCGATGCCGCTGCCATCGCTATCAGGCAGATTCGCATTCTTGCTCTCCAGTTCGGATAGTTCGGATTTAAGACGGTCGATTTCAGCTTGCGCCGCCAGATCGGCGGCACGCGCTGCGCGCATCTGCGCGATGATGTTTCCGGCAGCAACCGCGTTGGCCGCTTCGACCTCGGCCCTCCAGTGCGCGTCTCTCGCTGTTTCAGCGGCAGTCACGCGATCCCGGATGATGTCCTCGACAATCGAAACAGTTCGCCAGCCGAAAAAGGCGATCAGGGACAGAAAGCCCAGAACCATGGCAATGATGACAAGCGGCTTCGACAGCGATGCAATCATGGCTGCAAATCCTCTCTCTCATCCCGAAAGGCGTCGGCCTGCGATCTGAAATCCATCGCTCCCGAAAAACGATGAACGCCGAGAACGCCGATGATGATGCCGACCATTGAAGGGATGGCTATCGCCCCGAATTCCACGGCATGCTCGGAGCCGAGAACGGCAGCGAGGCCGGTGCCGATAATCACCATCCATGACAGATAAAAGCTGCCCCACAAAAACCGGCGTGAAGATCGGTAAGACGGTTCCTTGATCTTCACGGTCACGCCTCACTCGTCGAGACAGGCGCACCGGAAGCCGAAAGCATCACCCGCCCACCCACTGGCGATTCACCGGACTTGGGCCAGCGGACACCGCCAGCAACGAGGCGGGATTTTTCAACACGTGCGATGTTGACGGCATTGCTCTGATTGCCGCCCAAGACATGATAATGTGTGCGATCCTCGCCAACGTAAAATCCGACATGCCCGCCGCCAGTGCGGCTGAAGACAAGGATAGCTCCGGTGCAGACATGGATTTCCTTGCCGGACTTGCGCCAGTTCAGGGCACCAAGTGGATTTGCAGGCAAAGGCTCTTTCGGCAGCGTGGCGGCGATGCAATTGGCGACAAACAGACCGCACCAAGGAATGTCGTCGTCGGTGAAGTAGCTGGCGATCCAGCCGCCGAGCTTCTTAGCCCATCCCATAATGACAGGATTGGATTTCGGACCGGCGATCTCCTTCAGGCCCATATAGCGGCGGGCCTCGCGCATCCAGACGGGTTCTTTGGGGATTTCAGGGGCGGTTCCGTAGGTTTTGGAACCGCTCTCGCCTGAACGCTTCACGACACGAAGCTCGGCAACAGTCAGGGCGTCGGCCTTACCCGTAACCGGCAAGCCATGGCCCTTCTGAAAGCGCTCGATTGCGGCAAAGACCTCACGGCCATGAACGCCGTCCATCACGCCAGCATATGCGCCAGCAGCGCGTAATCGCTCAATCAGCCATTCATCGAAAGTCATAGAAAGTGTCCTGTCAAGGGGCGGTAGATTTACGGTCTAGACAGGACTAATGGAGGGTTTTGGGTGCTCGAACGAGACAGTAACTTTACCTCCCCACAGCAGTGTAAGGCGGTAAGATTGCTCCCCTAAAGCAGGGAGCCTTGGCCGGTGTCGGCCTTGCGACGGTGCAACTGGACCGTCTTATGCGTAATACCGAGTGCACGAGCAATCGAGTTGGTTGAATACCCTTTCTCGATCATCTGGGCAATGGCGATTGCACGGCGGCGTTTATCGCCAGCCAGCGCCGGGGGAATTTCAAGCTTGTTGCCGCCGAAACGGTCACAGATTGCGATTGCGGCGTCAAGTCCGACCAGAACAGCCAACCAGTGATCCGGTGCAACTTCGGTCGGGATATAAATCTTCTCGCATGCCTTTTCACGCGCAATGATAAGCGCTGCCCGTTCACCCGCAACATCGGCGATGCGGTTGAGGAGCGGCGTCATCCATGCGCGGTCGGGCAAGACGGTCAAGGCTATGCCTCCACCTGATTGCGCCGGAGCGGAATGTTCGTGAAGCTGAAAACAAGGCTGGCACGACCTTCAGCGCGATAGACGAGCCGAACAGTGTAAAGGCCGTTCGCTTTCGCCCAAACGCCTGATGATTGTTGCAGCGATAGCCCTGCGGTCAGGTATTCATGCTCTGCGATAAGCAGCGCCGCGATCTTCTCCATGACCGGCCAAGCGACAGTGCATTTCCAGTTGGTTTTCTTGCGTCTGCGTCTGCTCATGATCGACCCCGGATTGTTGCTTCAATTTTCAGCTGAGTGGCGGTGATATCGCGGAGCCTTGCCTCCAGTTCGAC